GTCGCGATGACTGCGGCCGAACGGGCAAGACCGCCGTCCACTACGTCATGCTGTTTCCGGTGCAGATGGCCATGTCGACGCGCTCCGACGCGGCGATCCTCACAGGGTTGCTGTACCGCGTCCACAAGTCGATTTCGCACCCAGACGGCGCTGCAGACGTCCGCCTTTGGCTGTCCACGACTGACAGTCTGATAAGCGCGGGTTTCTTCCGCCCCGCCGACCGCGTGCCGAACCTCGAAGAGTCGCTCAGCCACCTCTCCTCTGCAAAACGCGCAGTAATCATGCGCTCGTACATGCAGTACATCAATGGCACGGGGCGGTCGCGCATGACCTTTGAGCCGAAAGTCGAGATGCTCAAGTACGCAACTGGCATCGGCAGCAAGAACCGCACCATCTGCGTCTACGAGCCGTGGATGCACGTCATGACGGCGTGTTACGTCCAGGCCACCACGAAGGTGCTCAAGGAAAAACTGCAGTACAAGGACGCCACTGGCACGTACAGCTTGCCCGAGCCGATCCGCTACGGCAGCACCTGCGTCTACTTCGTGTGGACGAGTGGCCTGCGAGCGTCCGAGATCGCGCAGATCGTCAACGACTTCGTCTTCTTCTCGTACGGCCTCAAGTGCGTCGTTGACCGCACGGCCGTCGAGCACTGCCGGGAGGAGGGAGTCAGCTTCGTCCTCAAGCTTCTCAACGGCGACGACGCCTCGATGTTCGACGAGGAAGGCAAGCTCGACGCCGACCACACACAGTTCGACTCGACGCAGAAGACGGGAGCGTTTGCCACGTTCCGTCGCTGGGCCCGCTCGTCCGGCTGGCCCGACCATGCCATCGAGCTCGTCATGCGCCAAGTCACCATGAACTACACGGCCGGCGTCAAGGACCTCAAGGTGTCGGGCACGATCGATATCCAGGTCACGACCGGCATTGCGCTGACGTCGCTCATCTCCGTCATCAACGCACTCCACGCGTGGCACCATGTCTTCGACCGCTGTGCTCAGCGCTACGGCTGCGTCAGCACCCGGCTCGTGTCTACGATGGTGACGCCGTGCATGGCCGAGATGGGCCTCGACACAAAGCCCGACTTCTTCAGTGCGCGCCTCGAGGACTCGAGCGTGCACCCCTGGTTCCTCGGCAATTTCTGCCGCATGAGCCTGTACCCGACACCGCAAGGCGTCGTCCGGACGTACGGGCCCGGAGTCGAGGCCTACGGCCTGCACCACATCGACGGACCGCTCGCGGTCGTGCCGAGTCTGTCGTGCGTCTTCAAGCTCCTCAAGACACGCCGCTCGCCGTGCGAAATCGCCGGCCTACCAGACAGCAAGTACAACTTGGCTGTCATGCTGGTCGTTCACGCACTCGTCAAGAACGTGCGCGTCCATCCGAGTGTGCCGTTCCTAGGCACCACTATGGCAATGCTGCGGCGTGTGTCATGGGAGACGATCTCCATTCACGGAGAGACGACAGGCAAGCGCAAGCGCGTCATTCAAGCTGGCGACGTCATTGACGACCTGGCGTACAAGGCACAGTGGGACCCGGCCTACGCGCCGGAGGTCGACCGCGACGCGGCACTCGAGATCGTTGCGCAGAACTACGAGTGCACAGTCCAGGACATTCTGGCCGCCGAACGCCAGATGGAGTCGGTGACACACCTGCCCGTCTACGTCGAGTCGCCTTTCTACCAGGCCCTGTACGAAAAGGACTACGCCTAAGTCCGTGCAGGGCCTTATCTCAAGGCCTGCGCGTGGGACGTCCAAATAACATACCTTTTGGAGCCCACGCTCACCGTTCTGTTCGACCGTTAAAGAACCGTTCCTTCCTTCCGAAAAAGGATAACCACACGCAACAACACCCAGCTCCGTCAAACTTCATGGCTGCAGTAGTGCCATGGGCGGGTCCCATTGTCGAGGACCTTGCTACCGGCGAGATTCTGCCCGTCATGCGCGGTGCTGGTTCGCTTGTCCCGTACGTCGGCGGCGCAAAGCAAGCCGCCAAGCTCTGGCCCGCCATCCGCAATGTGATGACCCTCAAGGACCTGACGGACGCAGGCCGCTCGATTGTCCGACATGTGCGGAAGTTAACCGGCAAGCGCCGGACGCAGGCGGCCAAGCAACTTGCTACACGTGTTACATTGCCGGTCTCGACCGTGCGTCGCCGTCCGGCGTATGGCATGAACACTCGTACCAAGACGTCTGGCCCTAAGCGGGGCGCCATGCGCGGCGGCACGTCCAACATCTTCACCGTCTCGCGCACGGAGGAGATCATGATCGTCACGTCGTCCGACGAACCGCTCGTGACCACCATCCCGGTGTCGCCGCGCTCGGCTGAGATGTCCGAGTTTCTGGTCGGCCTCGCGCACAACTGGCAGCGCTACCGTGTCAAGGCCATCAAGCTCGACTACAGCCCTCTCGGCGGCGACGACGTCGTCGGCCGCGTTGGCTTCGGCTGGTTCTACGACCCGTCGCTGCCGCCGCCGCAGGACATTGCTGACTTGGTCAGCTCGACGAGCACCAAGTGGCGCTCGTACAACGCCTCGTTCAGCGAGTCGGCCGACGCCAGCGCCTTCTCGAAGAAGCTGTACGTGACATCCGACGGCGGAGACGACCGCTGGACTGAGGCCGGCTATATCGCCATCATCTCGTCCAACGGCCTGAACGCCGACAATGGCGCCGAACGCGGCGTGCTCACGATCACGTACGAGTTCGAGTTCATGGAGTTCGCGCCGCTGCGCGAATACGTCGTGGGCGCCGCACAGATCTTCCAGTACGACGCCGCCGGCAACATGAACACGAACATGGTCGGCCTCTCGACGGGCTACACGACCTCCAACGTGCTGGGCGACATCAGCATCCAGAACCTGCCCGTGCCGTCCACCGGCCTCAAGTACCCGTACGCCGTGATCCCGAGCCCCGGGGTTTACCTCGTCCGGCTCGTCGTCGTTGGTGCGACGGCCTGGACGCTGGGTTCCGACCCGCTCGTCCGCTCGGTCGATGGCATCTTCCAGCCCTTCGACGGCACTGCTCACCAGTTTGAGCTGGCGCCGTTCGGTGCGGAGGTCCTCCAGCAGACGGGCGCGCACGGCCTGGCCTTCGCCATCACGACGACGTTCCTCATGTGGAGCAAGGCGCCCAACGGGGCGTTCCAGTTCAAGATGACGCACGCCGACGCCGGCACGTGCACAGGCAACACGCATACGACGGCGCAGCTGCAGCTCACGCTCTACCCTGACTTCGAC